ATAAATTAAAACCTGCAACGTATAATCCAAGACAGATTAGTACAAAGCAATATAAAGACTTAAAAGAATCTATAGAACGATTTGGATTAGTTGATCCTATAATAATAAATAAAAATGAAAATGTCGTAGTCGGTGGTCATCAAAGACTAAAGATATGCAAAGAATTAAAGCATACAGAAATAGATTGTGTAGTATTAGATTTAAGCAAAGAAGAAGAAAGAGAATTAAACATTAGACTAAATAAAAACACAGGTGATTTTGATATGGATATATTAGCTAATGAATTTGATATTGATGAACTTACTGATTGGGGTTTTAAGCATATTGATTTAGATATTAACATTGATAAAATTACAGAAGGCAATACAGAAGATGACCATATTCCAGAAGCAAAAGAAAGCAAAGTTAAATTGGGTGATGTTTGGCAATTGGGAAAACACAGACTAATGTGTGGTGATAGCACAAAAGAAAGTGATGTTGAAAAGTTAATGAATGGAGAAAAAGCAGATATGGTATTTACAGACCCGCCTTATGGAATGAATTTAGATACAGATTATAGTGGTTTAAATTGGGGAGATAGAAAAGGGAAAAAATACGAAAAGGTTATAGGAGATAATGAAGATTTTAAACCTGAATTAATTACTACTTTATTTAAAAACTTTAATTATTGCAAAGAGTTTTTTTTATGGGGTGCTGATTATTACTATAAGTATATTGAAAACTTTGACAATGGACATTACATAGTTTGGGATAAAACTCTTGACAGTAATGGTGATGCAGGTAGCAATTCGGAATTTGAATTATTATGGACAAAACAAAAACACAAAAGACAAGTAATACACTTTAATTGGTTTAGATATTTTGGATTGAGTAAACAAGATGTAAAAAAAAGAATCCATCCAACACAGAAACCTTTGCAAGTGTTAACACCTTTTATAAAAGATTATTCAAAAAAATATAATATAATTATTGATTTATATTTAGGTAGTGGTTCAACATTAATAGCTTGTGAAAAAACAAATAGAATATGTTATGGAATGGAATTAGACACTAAATACTGTGATGTAATAATAGAAAGATGGGAACAGTTTACAGGACAAAAAGCAACTAAATTATAATAGATTAAATAATACAAATGGCACAGAATAAAAAAGAGAAATTATTAAAAGCGTTACAAGAAACGCAGGGATTAATATATCACGCTTGTAAAAAGGCAGGTAATATTAGTAGAAGTACATACTATAGGTATATGAAAGAAGATAAAGAATTTGCTCAAGCAGTTGAAGATATTAAAGAAGCACAGATAGACTATGTAGAAGGGCAATTGATAAAAAACATATCTTCTGGAAAAGAAACAAGTATCATATTTTATCTAAAGTCAAAAGCTAAAGATAGAGGATATGCTGAAAAGCTAGATATTACAAGTGGTGGTAAGCCATTGACTGAACTTAAAATAGAAGTTATTGATACAGGGAAAGATTAAGACAACAAATGTGTTTCACAAGGCGTATAGGTCTAATACAAGAATAACGTGTTTACAAGGGGGTACACGGAGTTCAAAGACCTATTCGCTTTGTCAGTTATTTATTGTAAAGTGTTTAGAAGAAACAGGCAAAGTATTTACAATATGTAGAAAGACATTACCTGCATTAAAAGGTACTGCATATAGAGATGTAATTTCTATCCTTAAAGAGTTAGAATTATACAATGAAGCCAATCATAATAAGTCTGAACTATCATATACTTTGAACGGTAACTTAATAGAATTTATTTCAGTGGATCAGCCAGTCAAAATACGTGGAAGGAAACGCCACTATCTATGGTGTAACGAGGCAAACGAATTTAATTATGAAGATTGGCAACAGCTTATATTAAGAACTACAGAAAAGATATATTTAGACTATAATCCATCTGATCCTTATTCTTGGATATATGAAAAGGTAATTACTAGAGATGATTGCACATTTTTAAAGTCAACATATTTAGCTAATCCATTTTTAGATAAAGACACAATAGCAGAGATAGAAAGACTAAAAGACCTTGACCCAGAGTATTGGCGTGTTTATGGTATGGGTGAAATTGGTAGTATTAGTACACAGATATTTAGGCAATTTAATTTAGTAGATGATGTGCAAGGAAAACTTATTGGATTCGGACTCGATTTCGGATTTACTAATAGTCCTACTGCATTAGTAGAAGTAAGGCAATTAGATGATAGTTTATATATTAGAGAATTGCTATATGAAAAAAGATTGACTAATACTGACCTTGCTAATAAAATGAAAGAACTTGGCATAGATAGGACCACAGAAATAATAGGCGATTCAGCAGAACCTAAATCAATAGAAGAAATATATAGACAAGGGTTTAATATAAAACCTGCTAAAAAAGGTGCAGGAATACATTTAGGCATAGATATAATGCGTAGATATAAGCTAAACATTACAAAAGATAGTCTTAACGCTATTAAAGAATTTAGAAGCTACAAATGGGCGACAGATAAAAATGGTGATGTATTAAATACGCCTGTTAAAGTAAATGACCACTTAGTAGATGCGGTGCGTTATCTATGCTTAAATAAACTAAGTATTAACCATAGCGGTAAATACTATATATTGTAAAAAAACAAATAATCATAATTTATATTTATTAGTAATGAAGGAAGTTAAATTAATAATACCTGATAATTGGGCAGATATAACAATAGGAACGTATCAAAAGTATTTAAAAATACAAGAAGGAAAAGGAAGTGACAAAAACAAAGTAATTAAGAGCATAGCGTTATTATGTAATACTACACCATTTGTAGTCAAGAAAATGCCTTACAAGGACTTATTAGAAATAATGGACATAATAAAAAAGATGATTGATACTGAACCTAAGAAAGAAGATTTTAGAAAGATATTTACATTTAACAAAGAAGAATATGGATTCTGTCCTAATTTAAGTAATATTACGACAGGTGAATATATTGATTTAGAAAGCTATTGTAAAGAACCTATAGTGAATTTACATATTATAATGTCAATACTGTATAGAAAAATTACATTTAAAAGAAACGAAAGATATGCCATAGAAGAATACAATCCTGACGAGTTTAAGGAAGAACTATTTAAAGATTGTCCTATGGATATAGCGTTAAATTGTTTAGGTTTTTTTTTGACTTTAGGCGAACAATTAGCCAGGACTTCGCACAGTTATTTAGTAGCACAGGAAAAGAAACTACAAAGGGGATAACAATGCAGTCTAAATGGGGTTGGTACAATGTATTATATTCCTTAGCTAATAACAATATATTAAACATAGAAAAGATAACAAGATTACCAATTTTAGAGGTGCTGACGTATTTGTCATTTTCTCAAGATTACAATAATAAACAACGTAGTAACTATGATAACTTTTAGAAACGTAGTAGGATATTTAGAAACAATAGCAGAAAAGCATTATATGATCAATTCTTTTCATAGTGGTTTCTTAGATGAAGTAGATATTAATAAACTTGGTGCTACAGATTATGTCATACTCTATGCAGAACCAGGAACGGCAGTAATTGACAAAGGTGTATTGACATATAATTTTACAATTTATGTACTAGATATGATTAATGATGAAGTAGGCGATGCACCTAATAAAGAAAGATTAGGTAGGTTAGATACATTAAGCGAGAATCTACAAATTATGCAAGATGTTATTAATGAATTTCAGCACAGTTTGTATTCTACATCGTGGGTAGATGGTGAAGTACTTTTAAACTTACCAATCAATGCAGAACCTTTTACCGCACGTTTTGATAACCTTCTTTCTGGTTGGTCCTCTACGATAAGTATGCAAGTAAATAATAAGAACAATCTTTGTATTGTACCAATAGCACCTAATACTTAATGGAATTAGATAACACCATACAAGAAATGCAGTTGCTTGGTAATAATGTAGTCAAGGAAGGTAAGTCTATTCTTAAAAGAAAGAATAAGACTACTAGAGCAAACACGCTACATAATGAATTTGATTATTTAGTTACGTCTAATAATACAAGCGTTACACTTACTTTTGATTTTGGCAAGGCATCAGACTATTGGATGTTTGTAGATGAAGGTGTTAAAGGTTCAGGTGGTTTTAAAGGTTCAGGAAGAATGAGAGGACAAGGAAGTCCATTTAGGTTTAGAAAAAAAAACATAGCAAAAGGTGTAGTAGAAAAATGGATAGCTAACAAACCATTAAAACTAAGAGGTGCTGATGGCAAGTTTATGGCTAAAACAAAAAACAATATAAAGAGTGCTGCTTTTTTAATTGGTAGAGCAATAGCACAAAGGGGATTAGAAAGAACACAATTTTTTACTAAACCATTTACAGAAGAATTAAACAAACAGTCAGATGCTATATTAGATGCGTTTGGAAATGATTTAGAAAAACAATTAGATTTAATAATAGGAAATTAAAAAATTATGACATTATCATTTATACAAGAACCTGTAAACACCGCAGACAAAGTACCTGTAATAACAAATTGGAATCCTGTTATTGGTTATATGCTTTACGAAGAAACAATATCAGGTTTGTTTTATTACAAATTAGTTTTAGAAGTATATTCAGAATTAGGCACAACTTCAACAATGTTAGTAGCTAAAATAAGGCAACGAAGAAATGGCTTTCCTGCTGATAATAATGGTGCGACACAAAGAGCAAGAGCATTTTTTGATTTAAGAAGTATTGTAAATACTTTATTAATAGATACTGTAAATGACCAAAATACTGCATCTGCACCATATAAGTCAATTCATTTTGTAGGTTTAAATACTGCTGCAAAAATATATAGTCACAATGGTGATAATTCACAATTCTATGGCGATAATACAACGACTAAAACACAAATAATAGGTGTAAGGGTAAAAGGTTATCAAAACTATTCTAATAGTGCTAATACGTCACCTACTGATGATGAAACAGGTGCGGTAACAGATGATCTATATTATATGGCAGCATCGCTACCTTTAGAAACTGCAAGGGATTCTGATTTAGACTACATACAAGGAACAGCTTTTCAGCCATATCAAGCAGGTAATGTAAGTGATTTATTTTTAAGTGATTGCGAAGCTACTACAGATGAAAACTTTTCCAACGTAATTAGAAACTATGTTCACGAAGATGATTACCATACTATTGCATTTTTAAATGATGCAACTTTATTTGAATCTGACATAGATTGGATTGGTGTAAGGTATTATGATTCTTCTGGTGTAGCAATAGGTAACGCACAATACATAGCCAATACCAACGCTAATGGTGGTGCAATACCTGATTCAGAAGTTAATACTAATCCTGAAAGGTTATTGTATTTTGGTTGCGGACCTAAAAACTTACAATCTTCTACAGTTAATGCTTTTAGTAGTGCAGGTACAGTTTCAGGTGGTGCTAAACCTTCTAACTTTTCAGGTTGGTCATATTATACAATAGCAGGATATAATGGCAGCTTTAGTCTTATGACTACATTGTATTATTTCTGTAATCAATCAAGTAGTTGTAAAGGTTATAAAGTTAGAAGATTAGCGTGGCGTAATAGTTTAGGTTGCTATGACTATTTTAATTTCAATAAGAAATCTAGTCAAACAGTAAAAGTAGAACGTAATACATACTCTACATTATTGGGTAATTATAGTGATGCAAAATATACATACGAAAATTGGGGTAGAGGAAAAAATACAAGACAAACTACGGCAATGTTAGAAGAAACATTAAACACAGATTGGATTACAGAACAAGATGCAAACCTTTTAGAAAATTTAATAAAGTCTACAAATGTAAATATTATTAAAAACATTGACACAGAATTTCTTGTACCTGTAATGATTACTGATAGCACATTTGCAAGAAAGACACAAGCTAATGATGGAATAAAAATTCAATATACTATTAAAATTCAATACGCTAATCCACTTAATACTAATTCATAATGAGCAAAGTACGTTTAGTAGCATATAGAAAAAAACAAGATTCAGACCAATTTGATGCGACATTTGAACTAGATTTACAAGAGGCACCAAATGTTTCTTTAAATTTTCAATTTGCAGATATTAAAGAACCTGAAAAAAGGAAAGCTAATTACAGTCAAACTTTTAAGCTGCCATTTACAAAAGCTAATAATGAGTTTTTTCAAAATTGGTATGAAGTAAATTTAGAGTCTTTAATTTTTGACACAAGAAAGAAATTTAACGCTACATTATACGTTGGGTCTGTACCTCAATTTGAGGGTTTTATGCAATTAAAAGCAATATACCAAAAAGGCGGATACTATGAAATAGTATTAATGTCTAGTGCTGCTGATCTTTTTAGTGTAATAGGTAATACATTATTGCGTGATGTTTTTAAAAATGCTGATGGAACTTATGATGACGAATTAAACCATACTTATAATTATAATGCCTTAACTTATTCTTGGTATGGCAATAATAATAACTTTGTAAATACACAAGGCGATACTTTAAGAGATGTAGATTCAGGCGTTAATAAAGTAATGTACCCTATGTCAATAACTGTGCCTGAATTTTATTATGGTCCTGATGGTCA